AACGCATGCCACAAGGCAAGCACGACGCACAAACGCACAAACACACAAAAATGCATAAAAACAAAAGAAATGTTACAAAAACATGCAAAAATATTCAAAGGCATGAAACAACAAAGGCGTTCAAAAAAACCATGGCAACATTTCGAGGCGAACAAAAAGGGGGCCCCAACACAGTAAGGGATCCCTTAAAGTAGGACCCACATCACAAAACAAGACAGGGAACACACGCAAACGAGACGCACACCACACAATTCATGTGATGGGGGCCACTCCCCCTCCCCCATCCGGCCACGAACACCCCGAAGGTCTGCCCATCTCTCCCTGCTTGTGGAAAACTCTGTGGATAACTCTAGTAACCCACATCACAATGTGACCGCCACCATGTGGAAAACTCCCAAACCTGTGGAAAACCCTGTGAAAAACTCTAGGCTTGTGGATAACCCCGTGGATAACCCCACCAAACACGACCGACACCACCACATATAATAGAAAACATGACAACCCGCACAAACACCACAATCACCGTATACGAACCCAACAGCCCCACCCCAATCACAGACGCCACAAACACAAACAACCCAACACTCATCCGCCAAGCCCTCGCACACAAAATCGCCACCGTCATAGACGACCCAAGAACAGGCGACACAGCACTCACAAAACTCACCGCACAACTCATACAAATCACAGACCAACTCGCCACCACACAAAACGAAAACACCAACACACACACCACTGACAATCCGGACGAAACACAAACCTGGGACGGCATCTAAAAAATGAGCGAAAAACACCTAAGCGAAATCGCCGCCCACCTCACCCTCCCAGAAAACATCACACACACCGCCTGGCCGCCAGTCCAACGCCGCCTCCAAGAAATGCAATACCCCCTCGACACATGGCAGCAGGACTGGCTAAAAGCAATCCTCGCAAAACGAGACGACGGCCACTACGCCGCCAGCATCGACGGAATCCAAGCCAGCATCCCTCGTCAGGTCGGCAAAACATACACAATCGGCGGCCTCACATTCGCACTCGCCACCCTCCACCCAAACTACTTCGTACTCTGGACCGCGCACCGCACACGCACCGCAGACGAAACATTCAACGACATGAAAGGCATGGCACAAATACCCGAAATCGCCCCGTACGTGAATAAAATACGGCAAGCAAACGGACAACAAGCCATCCTCTTCAACAACGGATCACGAATCCTATTCGGTGCCCGCGAAGGAGGATTCGGACGCGGATTCCACGGCGTAGACATGATCCTCTTCGACGAAGCCCAAATCCTCGGCGCAGCCGCACTAGACGACATGATCCCCGCCACAAACACCGCCCCGGACCCGCTCATCATCAAAATCGGAACACCACCAAAACCAAAAGACCCATCCGAAGCATTCAGTGAATTCCGGAACCTTGCCTTGCAAGGCGAAATAAAAGACGGCCTCTACCTCGAACTGGCCGCCGACTACAACGCTAACAGCGACGACAGGAAACAATGGGAAAAAGCAAACCCATCATACCCGCGCCGCACACCCGAATCCGCCATTCTAAGAATGCGCCGCCAGCTCGGGGAAGAATCATTCCGCCGTGAAGGCCTCGGAATATGGGACCGCGCCAACGACAGGCTTGCAATTGACCCTGTCGCCTGGAACACCGCCACAATACGTCCAGAAAACACCCCCAGTGGCATGCGATGGTGCGCCGCAATCAGATTCGCACCAGACGGGTCAACCTGCGCCCTAGCCAGAGCCGGACACAAAGCTAACACGCCCACACACGTCGAACTCTGCACACACCAAGGCGTCCGCCGCATGAGTGAAGGCACGCAATGGATAATCGACTACATTGCGGACACAAAAGACAGATGGGCACAAATCATCGTAGACGGAAAATACGGTGCCGGTGACACAATCGAAAGACTCCGCGCCATCGGAGTACGCCCGCAAGTCATCATCACGCCCACGCTCATGCAGATCATAGACGCTTACAGTATGCTGGATGCCTCACTACGCGAAAACACAATCACCCATTTGGATGATATGGAACTGCGGACCGAGGCCGCCTCTGCGACACCGCGCCCAATCGGAACATCAGGAGGATGGGCGCTACAGGCCGCGCCAGGCGCCACAGTAGCCGGCCTAGAAGCATGCACGCTCGCAATGTGGGCCGCACGCACAACAAAAAGACGCCCCCGTTACAAGCCTTATGATAAAATCGAAAACGCCAATAGTAATACTGGACGCGGCGGCGGAGTGCTGTTCCTATGACTGAAATTTATCCTGACGACGGACGGTTCGTTAATGCTACGCCGGCTCCGACCCGCATTTCCGGACTCCCCGACGACGACAAAGTAACATTTCTGCAGCTGTGGCAGAAATGGCAGCAGCACTCAAACAAAAACAAGCTGCTGTCCGTTTATTATGACGGCCACCGTGCTTTCCAAGATTTGGGTATCAGTATTCCGCCGCAAATGACGCGCACCAAAGCCGCACTCGGATGGCCTCAGAAAGTCGTCACAATGCTCGCCAGACGGCATGTTTTTGAAGGCTACTCCCTGAACGGGGCACCCGACGCTTTCGAAGCAAGCGAAATACTATCCGCCAACAATTATGACCTCGATCTCGCGCAGGCAATAACGTCCGCGTACAAGCATTCTTTCTCACTACTCACCGTAACGCGAGGAGACGAGACCATTGGTGAACCGCCTGTCGTCGTACAGGCCCGTGACGCAGAATGGTCCGCCGCACTATGGGACACTAGGCGTCGCATAATCGAAGCCGCCCTCACAATCGATCAGACCGACAAATACGGGCAGCCGGCCGGCGCCATCATGCACACCCCCACCGCCATTTGGCGAATCGACGCCAAAGAAAACGGCAGCGGCTGGAAGGCTGAGAAGCTCGGGGACACGCCCAACCGTATTTTCGTTGAAGCACTCTGCTACGATCCGCAGCTAAACCGGCCGTTGGGTCACTCGCGAATCACCCGTGAAGTAAGATACCTCACGGACGCGGCGGTGAGGACAATGGTCCGTGCGGAAACGTCCGCAGAATTTTTCTCCTCACCACAGCGGTATGTGCTCGGCGCGGAAAGAGCAGATTTTGCCGGCCAGGACAGGTGGTCCGCAATCATGGCCCGTGTCCAAGTGTTGGAGCCGAACGAGAACGGCGACATTCCATCGGTTGGGCAATTCTCACAAATGACCATGAGCCCTCACCTGGAAATGTACCGTCAGCTGGCACAGAATCTGTGTGCGGCCACAAACCTTCCTCAGTCCGCTATCGGGGTATTCGCGGAGAACCCTGCTTCGGCTGAGGCGATGCAGGCGGCTGAGGCGGCGCTCGCGGACGAAGCCGAGTATCAGTGGCGCATTTTCACCGCACCATTGCGGCGCACACTGCAGAACATTATTATGGTAAGAGACAAACTCGACGAGCCGCCGCAGGAGTCGTGGAAAACCTCGGTGAAGTGGACCCCCGCCCGCTATTCCTCGCCCTCGTCCGCCGCCGATTTCGCGGTCAAAATGGTGTCTGCGTTCCCGTCGTTGCAGGAGTCGCAGACTCTCATGCGGCGTGCCGGGCTCACCGAGGACGATCTCGCAGACATTAATGCTGAGAATCGTAAGAAGAATGCGGTTTCGTTGCTTGATCGTGCTCTCGCCGCCACTAACAACAAGAATGTGGACGAGAATGACGAGAACGCTGATAACGGTGACGCAGCCAACGATGATGGCGACAATGACGCCAACAATGCCAGCAACAGTAATGGCAGCAACCTGGGCATTAATAACACGCCCAATACAAGAAACAGAGTTAAGCGCAACATTAAACTGCCCGGCGGCACCGAAACACCAATAAACTAACCTATCATGCTATCAACCGCAGAAATCGGGGCATACGGGCGAGCAATAGACTCACTCACCACACTCGCCCAAAACGATCTACACACACTATGGTCCCGTGCCGCTAGACAGCGCCCCGAACAGGCTCGCGACCTTCTACTCGAAATCATGCCCGCCCTCGTAGACCAATACGGTAGCGCGGCCGCCGCAATCGCCGACGAATGGTATCGAGACATGCGTCTAGACCAGGACATTCCCGGCGACGCCCCCACAATACAAACATCACTCACCCCACAAGGCGAAATCGACGACAGCGTCAGATTCAGTGCAGGGGCACTATATGCCGGAACCCCCGACGTCGCCCTTTCCTATTTGACCGGGGCGCTCATCCGATACGTCAGCGACGGCGCCCGCTCACAAATCGCAGACATGACATGGGCCGACCCGGAAGCTATGGGCTGGGAAAGACGAACACGCAATCCACAAGCATGCAATTTCTGCGTCATGCTCACAATGAACGAATGCTACTACCGCAGCCAGGGCACCGCATCATTCGGGGCGCACGACAATTGCAAATGTGTCGCAGTCCCCGCCTGGGACCCAACATCACGGGAAGTGCCAGCGAAAGCATACGCGCTCGCAGCGAGGCACAAAACTGAGAAAGGCCGTAAACGTCACCGTGAGCTCGTCTCATCATGGATAGACACGCACCAGGAAGAGCTCACAGAATGGCGCACTAGGCCAATTGAATGATTGTGCTACAATACATAAACAAAGGCCACTGAATGACGGCTGCAAAGCCCAGAATAGTTGCCTGAAACATCACAATAACCGCACGGTCAAAATATAGGAAACGCCCAATGAGCGACAATGCTGCCAGCGACACGCCGGTCGACAACAACGCCACTAACAACGACGGCAACGCCCCCAAGAATGAGGACAATATTGCCGCCAGTAAGCCTGAAATCGACTGGAAGAGCGAATCCCGGAAGTGGGAGAATCGCGCCAAAGAGAACAAGCGCGCCGCCAACGAACGAGACGAGCTCGCCAAAGCCATCGGCGACAAAGACGCCACAATCGAAGCCCTAAAAGCCAAAGTGGCCGACTTTGAAACCGCCGCCAAAGTCCGTGAATGGTCCGCTAACGCGGCCGCCGAGCACGGTATCAGCGCCGATTTGATCCGAGGAACTACCGAGGATGAAATCAATGCTCATGCTGCCGCAATCGCCAAGGCATTGCACGACGCTAAGCCGTCCGTTGCCCCTGTGGTACCTCAGGCTGGAGCCACACCCGACAATGGTGGCGGAAATCTTGCAGAGTTCGCTCGGAACGTTTTCGCCGGCGACTAAAACACACTAGCCGCTATTCCAAAAGTTAAAATACCAGAAAGAAACGGAAGCAATCATAATGGCCGTGTTTGATTCAGGCAAGGCGAAGGTCCTCATGCCTCGGCAGATCGCCGACGGGATCATCACTCGCACCCAGACCCTCTCCACCGTCGCCAAGCTCAACGGCGGAATCCCCATGACCTTCGGCGACGTGGACATTATCACCTTCGATAATTTCCCGCGCGCCGAGTTCGTTGACGAGGGCGCCGAAAAGGCCCCCACGTCCGGTGAGTTCGGTTATGTGACCGCTAAGCCGCACAAGGCGCAGGTTACTATGCGATTCAACGAGGAGGTTCAGTGGGCCGATGAGGACTATCAGCTTGACGTCCTCAACCAGCTGGCCCAGAAGGGCAGCGAGGCGCTTTCCCGGGCCCTCGACCTCGGCCTTTACCACCGTGTCAACCCTCTCACTGGCACTGTTATTGACGCGTGGACCAACTACCTGACCTCCACCACCAAGAATGTCGAGGTCGGCACTACGGAGATGGACCAGGCGATCCGCCAGGCCGCTGGTCTGCTCATTAACGACAACGCCACGCCGATTACGCCGACCGGCCTCGCGCTTGCCCCGTCCGCCGTTTGGGCGCTCGGCAGCCTCCAGACCAAGAATGCCGACGGTTCCCCGTCGGGGACGCCGCGTTACCCGCAGATCGGCCTCGGCGTCGACATTGACAACTTCATGGGGCTCCCTGCCGCCGCCGGAAATACAGTTGCCGGCAAACCCGAGTCGACCACCGCCACCAATGTCGAGGGCATTGTCGGTGACTTCGTCGACGGCATTCGATGGGGAATTCAGCGGTCTCTGCCGCTTGAGATTATTCGTTTCGGTGACCCGGACGGTCAGGGCGACCTGAAGCGCAGGAACCAGATTGCTCTTCGTCTCGAGATTCTGTACGCCTGGTATGTTTTCCCGGACAAGTTCGCGACGATTAAGACCAAGGCCGGCGCCTAATAAAATCGCCGTAAAGAAAAAGAGAACACAACCCGTCCAAAACAAAATTTTTCCCAGGGGCGATTCCGGAAATGCGACACTACAAACACCGAGACCACGACATTGTTGTCCATCTCGCAGACGACCACAATGTGGCGCTCGGAGACGAATACACCGAAATCACCCCTGAGAATGATGGTGCCGGCGAGGCAGACGAGCCCACCTCCCCCTCCCCTCGTACTGCCTCGCCGGCACCTACCCCCCGTCGGGGACGAGGCCGCCCCAGAAAGACGACAAAGTGATCCCTGACGACATTATCCCGTTCGCCACGGTCGAAGACCTAGAAGCGCGGTGGCGGGCACTCTCCGACAATGAGCGCATTCGCGCTGACGTACTCCTCGCCGACGCGACCGATCTCATCGTGTCGAAATGCCCCCGCTGGGAATCCGCCACGCCTCGCACACGAAAGCGCGTAGCATGTGCTGTAGTGCGCCGCGCAATGCAAGGCGGAGACGCTGTCGGCGGCGTCACAGACAGTGGCGGCGGAATCTACTCCGAACCCCACGGGATTATCGCGTCAGAATCGCACACAACAGGTCCGTTTAGCGACCAGTTTACGTATCAGAATCCCGAGGGCGGCCTCTACCTGAAACGCGAGGAAAAAGACGCTCTCGGAGGCTCCGGTGGCGCGTTCGAGGTGGACCTCCTGCAGGATTATGATGCGCAGTCCGTCACCGATCAGCTGATCGAAGACATTAATGCTATTAGCGGGCAGGAACCGTAATGCTGTCCGGATACGTGCCTGTCACGCGGCGTAGGCGAGGCCCTGCGTCGAAAGACCAGTACGGCAACCCCGTGCCGGGACAGTGGGAGAACGTTGCTCTGCCGCCCGCCGTGTTTGCGCCGGCTACATCTACTGAGCCGATCAGTGCTGGGGCAATGCCTGTCACCGTGCCCGCCGCCCTTTATTGGCGGAATACCGCAATCGACGTGACCGCAGAAGATCATCTTATCGTAGACGGCATAGAATACCGCGTCGAAGGCCGCCCTTCCCCATACCCCAAGGGGATGGTTGTGCAGATTCGCGCCAACGAAGACAAGATGAGCGAATAATGCCGAAAGTAAAATTCCAGCTCAATAGGGATGGGGTCGCCGATCTTCTGCGTGGCCCCGACGTGGCCCGGACTGTAGCATTGGAGACCGGGCGCGTAGCCAACGCCGCTGGGAAGGGGTTCGAGGGCGAGACGACGCACGGAAACCGGACCCGCGGATATGTTAGGGCGCGCACCATTGCCGCAATGCGCAGACAAATGAGGGAGCACACGTTGGAGCGTGCGATCGGCCTCACAATGGGTGGCGGGAAATGAGCCCAACGTACGATCGTGCCCCAACGGTGCCGGACATAAAGAAACGGCTCATGGACTTCTTGTCCGCACACATGAGCATGCCGATCGTGGCCCGCAGACCCGAAAGTCCGGATCGCCCCGTCGCGTTTATTCGAGTCCTCTCAACAGGTGGCACTGGTGTCACGCAGAAAGCGCTCTGCACCGCGTTGGAAACGATTGACGCCTATGCACAGTCGTCGGGTGAGGCGATGAAGATTGCGTGCGAGGCCGTGAATGTGGCGCACACTATGCCGAACTATCGGGATGGTATAGTGATGGTACAATCATCCTATCCGATAGAAATGCCCGATCCAGATACGTCTCAGGCGAGGGCGACTGCAACATTAACAATTACAGCACACAGGTGAACAAATAATGGCTGTTAACGCTGACAATGCACTCATTTTCTCGTCCGACAATGACGCGCTCTGGCTGGGCGACTACGTCGAAAAGTTTGGCGAGAAGGTCACGTCGCTCACCCAGGACCTCGCCGGCGTGACCGGTCTAACCAACGTTGGGTGGATTAGTGAAGATGGATTCAAGCTCACCTCCGACGACTCCGTCACCAAGATTAAGGGACACCAGGGCCACGGAGTTGTCAAGACATTCCTCGACTCCTCAGAGACGACTTTCAGCGCCACTCTCCTGGAGACCATGCTCGCCCCGCTCTCATGGTACTTGGATGCTACTAGCGAGAAGATCGAGGACGGCGGCGCCACCAAGGGCGTGAAGATCACCGCTAAGTCCTCCCGTAAGGTCAAGCTCCTCTGCGGTGTCGCCGATTTCTTCGACGTGTCTGGCGTGGGCGCGCAGATTCGCATCGTTTTCCCGCGTCTGGAGCTCGGCGAGCGCGGCGAAATCACTTTCCAACAGGCTGAGATCACCGGCTACGAGTACAACCTCTCCGTGCTGGGCGACTACATTATCTACTCCGACCACAAGGCCCTGTTCCCGGCCTGACGAATAATGCTTCCCCGCTATTTCGTGTTTCGGATGGGTTGTCGCGGAATAGCGGGGAAGATCCAAGACAAACACAACCCACCCACTTTATAAAACAAATTTTGAGGACAACCCATTATGTCTGACAAGAATACGAAGAGCAAGGCAAAGGCCGCCGGAGCTAAGGCGCCCGCGGACAGGCTCGCCAAGGCCGAGGCCACGCGCGACCCGATTCACGTGGACTACGAGGGAATCGAATTCGATATTCCTCCGGAGGCGCTAGAAGACTTCCGCGCATTCGAGGCCCTCGACGCCGGTAACCCATTCCCGCTTTTCCGCCTCATTGTGGGCGACCACAAAGACGAGGTCTACTCTGCTCTGGAGGATGAGAACGGTCGTGTTCCGATTGATGCGGTGACCGACTTCATGCAGTCAATCGTGTCCGAGGTGGGCGCGGGAAACTGACAATTCTCCCACCACTACTCCACGAGTATGGGTGGGAGATAGAAGCCGACCTGCAACGATACTACAACACGGATCTTCTCGACCTATATCGAGGAAGAATAACCCCCAGACGGGTAATGGCACTCATCGGCGGCCTCCCGCCCGGGTCAACATTCGATAGGGCACGAGGCGGAGACAGGTACTGGTCCGACGAAGTAGCTGCCACAATAATGTCAGCACACAATATTCAAACTACGCTACTTGCCGTCAATGGTGTCAAGAAAGACAAGTGGCCTGAAGCGCCGAAACCTCCGGCTGAGGGATACCGGGAAACCGGTAATCCCAGGGTGTCAAGCAAACATGCTAAAGCGCAGAAGGCCAAGGGTGAGAAATGGCTTGCCCGATACGGCAGTTGAGCCGCATTTCTATCGGATAGTGTAAAATGGTTCACGCCAAGACAAACACGAAAAACGGTTTGATTGGCGTGAACCATTTTCGCTGTACATGATTCGGAGAGGTATCGATGGCCGGATACGATCTTGGGACCGCATGGATTCAGATCAGCCCGTCCGTGCGAGGCCTCGCCCGAAATATCAATAATGAAATCGGTAACGTTGACACCGGGCCGGCCGAAAGAAAGATCACATCCGGACTTGGTGGAGCATTCAAATCGGTAGCGAAAGTCGCCGGCGCCGCGCTCGGAGGACTCGCCATCGGCGGCATTGCAGTCGCGTTCGGCGGTGTCGCGAAAGAAGCATTCAACGCGGCCGACGCCACAATCAAATTCAAGCAAACACTTGCATTCGCCGGTAAAAGTGCGGACGAAATCAACGCGCTCACAAAAAGCACACGCTCCTACGCGGACCGCACAATTTACGAGCTCGACGATATTCAGTCAATTACCGCGCAGCTCGCATCCAACGGCGTAAAGGGCTACGATAAGCTCGCCGAGGCTGCAGGTAACCTGAACGCGGTTGCTGGCGGAAATGCGCAGACGTTCAAAACTGTCGGCCTCGTCATGACGCAGACCGCGGGCGCCGGAAAACTCACCACCGAGAACTGGAACCAGCTTTCCGACGCCATTCCTGGCGCGTCCGGTAAATTGCAGGAAGCCATGAAAAAGAATGGCGCCTACACGGGCAATTTCCGGGAAGCCATGGAAAAAGGCGAGATCACCGCCGAAGAATTCAACCAAGCAATCCTCGACCTCGGTATGGAGGACGTGGCCATTGAGGCCGCTACATCCACAAAAACCCTGGAAGGCGCCTGGGGGAATTTCAAGGCCACCCTTGTGACCGGGGCGCAGGAGATCGCTGAAAAAGCGCTCCCGTGGATTACCGCGTCCCTTGACGCCATGAGCAAAGGGTTTGAGAAAGTATTCAACTGGGTGAGCAATTCTTTCATCCCCAGTATTACGAATGCTTTCAACGTTATCCGCAAGGGTGATTTCACTGGCCCGATCTTCTCGTTCGAGGAAGACTCGAGTTTCGTTGATTTTCTTTTCCGCATGCGTGACGCTGCCGCCGCTGCCGGGGAATGGATCAATAAAACGCTCGTCCCGTCGTTGAAGAATCTTAAAGATTTGCTCATGTCCGGTGATTTCACGGGGACGATTTTCGGATTCGACAAAGATTCCGGAATCATCTCATACATCACCAACGTTCGTAACAGTTTCGTCGAGCTCGGCAAATTCATTGTCGGGACACTCGTCCCCGGCATCGCTACCGCTCTCAGCGCCATCGCGAACAGCAGCCTCGTCCAATTCATGGAGAATCTCACCGTCGCTATTCTCAATAGCAAGGTGGCGGTTTACAGTATTGCTGCCGCGTTTACGGCATGGAAAGCTGTAATGGTCATGTCTTCAATGCAGCAATGGTTGAATGACATGGAAGGCGTAGCCGGCGTCGCGGGGCGTGTCACCACGGCCATTAACGCAATGACCGTGGCGAAGGTCAGAGACGTAGTTGAGACGGCGCAGCTCAACCTCATGTACGCCGGCGAATTCTTGTCGAATATTGCGCGAGCGACGACGCAGATCACGATGCAGGCGGTCGCTTGGGGTAGGGCCACGGCAATGATGGTCCTCCACAAGACGGCAACAATTGCTTCAACGGCGGCGCAGTGGGCATTCAACGCTGCGATGGACGCCAACCCAATCGGCCTTGTTGTGATCGCTATCGCAGCATTGGTTGCGGCAATTATTGTGGCATGGCAGAATTCCGAAACATTCCGGAATGTCGTCATTTCCTGTTGGGAAGCAATCAAAACGGCGGCCGGCGCTGTCGCCGATTGGTTCGCCGCTAACGTGTGGCCTCTCATGCAAGTCGCCTGGGACGGGATTGTGGCTGGCGCCCAGTGGATGTGGGGCGTCATGGTGTCCGTATGGCAGGGAATGCAACCTGTTATTCAGGCGGTCATTGATTGGATAGTCGGCACCGCATGGCCCGCACTTCAGGCGGCATGGGACGGTATCGTCGCCGGCGCCCAATGGGTATGGAATGGCATCGTCGGCGCATGGCAGGGAATACAGCCAGTTATTCAGGCTGTCGTCGATTGGATCGTAAATACCGCATGGCCCAATCTTCAGGCGGCTTGGGATGGCATTTCTGCTGGCGCAATGATCGTCTGGAACGGGATGGTCGCAGCATGGCAGGGGATCAGCGACATAATCCGCCCTGTCGTCGATTGGATTGTCAACGTTGCCGCTTTGTATCTCACTACAGCATGGGACGCTATCAGCTGGGGGGTGAGCGCACTTTGGTCCACGATTCAGTGGGCGTGGGACGCTATTTGGGCGGCAATCATGCCCGTCGCCACACAAATCTACAACGATATCTGGCCCATGGTCGTCGGTGCGTTCAATGCAATTAAAGATACCGCTTCCATGATGTGGTCCGATATTCAGATCGCATGGACCGCGATTCAAACCGCAATTCAGCCCGTTGCGGACTGGATTTACAATACGGTTTGGCCTTGGGTCGTGGGTGCGTTCAATGCGATTAAGGATACGGCCGCTAACATGTGGTCTAATATTCAGGTCGCGTGGACTGCGATTCAGGCGGCTATGCAGCCGGTAGTCGAGTGGATTTACTATACGGCGTGGCCTTGGGTCGTCGATACGTTCAATACGATCAAAGATGCGGCGTCCAATCTTTGGGGCACGGTGTCGGCGGCATGGACCTCTATTCAGGCGGCTATGCAGCCCGTGGTCGAATGGATCTACTACACAGCCTGGCCATGGGTGGTAGACACGTTTAACACAATCAAAGACACGGCCTCCGCCCTTTGGGGCACTATATCGGCGGCATGGAACGGTATTTGGGCCACTATTCAGCCCGTCGTTGATTGGATCTACAATATTGCGTGGCCGTGGGTGGTCGGAGCGTTCAACGCTATTAAAGACACGGCGTCTATTATGTGGGGTTCCCTATCGGCGACATGGAACGGTATCTGGGCTGTAATGCAGCCCGTGGTGAATTGGATTCAAACCTACGCTGCACCCGTTATTAGTGTGGCCTGGGAAATAATCTCTACGGGTGCGAAAATTCTGGGCGGAATCATTGCGTTTGTATTCGCGTCCATTATCGCTGCGGTCACTATGGGGGTCGCCGTAATTCAAGGTGCAGCCACCACGATCGGCGCCGCCTGGAACACTGTTGTCTCGTGGACCAGCTGGCTGAAAAACATGGTCGTCTCCGCGTGGAACATTCTGAAAGGCGAAATCCAAATCGTTAAAGATTGGATTGCTAACACGCTCGTCCCCGCAATTACAAGCGCATGGGACAGGGTCGTAGCAGCCGCAAACACCATGAAAGACGGCGTTAGGACGGCGTGGGACAAAATCAAGGAAGCCGCCGCCAAGCCCGTTAACTTCGTTATCGGCACCGTCTACAACAATGGGCTGCGAAAACTCGTAAACGGAATGATGGAGAAGCTCTCTCTCGATCTTCGTCTTCCCGAGGCTCCCACAATTGGCGGCTACGCGTCAGGTGGTGTTCTGCCCGGATACTCTCCGGGCCGCGACATTTATCATTTCGTATCGCCCGATGGTGGTGGCCGGCTCGCGCTTTCCGGTGGAGAAGCGATCATGCGACCCGAATGGGTAAAAGCTGTCGGCGGGCCTGCAATGGTGAATGCTATGAACCGCGCCGCTGCGCACGGGGACCGCATTCCTGGCGGCGATGCGGGGTATGCCGCATTCGCCCCCGGCGGTATTTGGGACCCTGTCAAAGAAACGGTTTCCAAGGGCGCGTCCGCCGCCCTTAACTGGATCACCGGCGCCGCTGACGCGGTGTCCTCGATATTCTCCGACCCGATCGGAGCCGTTGAGACTGTCATCAAAGCTCCGGTTCATAAGCTTCTCGATTCATGGGGCGGCGACGGGGCAAAACCATTCTTCGACGCCGGAAAAGCTGGCGTTGACAAAACCATTGACGCGCTCGGTGACTGGATTAAAGATCACATGCCTGTAGTCAGCGGATTCGGTGGCGGAATCGGTGCTATTGGCGCTGCTGCTGGCGACCTCGTGAATACGGCGCGACGCGCTATAGGTACACCATATGTTTGGGGCGGCGTCTCCCCGGGCGGCGGGCTTGACTGTTCTGGTCTTGTCTATTGGGCGCTTAATGCGATGGGCATTCATGTGCCGCGTCTCACGGCGGCCGGATATCAGGCAATGTCATCTCCTGGTAACCCTATGGTGCCCGGTACGCTTCTGTTCTGGGGGTACCCGGCCCACCACGTTGCTATCGCCTCCGGTAATGGGATGATGGTTGAGGCCCCGACTTTCGGTATCCCGGTTCGTGAGGTTCCGATTTACGGTGGGCCGTCCGCGGGGAATCTTCGCTACGATAACGGCGGATTCCTGCAGCCCGGCCTCTCAACAATCGAAAACAAAACCGGCCGTCCGGAGCCCGTTTTCACGTCAGCCCAGTGGGAGAAAATGGATAAGCTGATCAGCCTTCTCGAGAATCGCGCTCTCGGCCCCGACGTACTCGAAATTCGGGACGTGGACAATGATCTTGTCGGCCGTATGCAAGTAGAGGCGACGTCGGCCATAGTAGACTATGACCGAATGAACCGATAAAACCATTATGACGGAAAGCACAAAATAATGCCTATCACGGGATGGATTGCTACACACACGGGGCTGCCGTCAATAATGGCCACCGGCAAAGAGCCCGTCTATGCGGGGGACCGTCTTTTCGCTGTCCCTGGGATGGCTCGCGACAAAAGACCACTCACCGGGCGTGCGAAAATGATTCGCGAGCTCGAGGGCCCCAAGCTCACTGAGCCGGTGACAATGATTCTCTCGGACGCTTACGCCGTGCCGGGCACCACAATAAAATACACGCAAGGCGACTCCTCTGTCACGCTGACTCGCCCCGAGGTGGAGTGGTGGCGTGGCATGGTGAGCGGCCTCGACGGTCGCACCGTACCCGGGCTCATCTGGGAGGAGGCCCAGGATAAAAGAGAATGGTCCTCCCCGATTTCGAGATATAACTCACTTATCGCCAGGTGGCCGATGCTAGAAGTAGCTCGCACCGGAGGCGGACAGTTCGTCCTAGACGACCCGTCGCACGTTAACGCCGTTTGGGGGATTCTGCAGAAGCGTGAGCCGCTTATTCTTACGCCGGGCGCCCCCGCCGACGTTCTGCCATCGCGATTCATTACCGTGGACAAGGTGGACAGTGCCAGGATCACAGGTGACGGTATCATTCGGTGGAACGTGAAATGGCACGAGCTCCCCGAGGATTCCCCGATGCTTGTCGGCCCTCACGCCGGCTGGGGGGCAGCACCTTGCGTCACCTGGGGTGAATGGCGTGAAGTTGACAAGGTTTGGAAATCGCGCACGTACATTGAGATTTGCAAAATGATTGCGGGTATGCCATGAGAAACGGCCCCACTCTGGCCTCCCTTTCAGACGGCCTCAGCATCGGCGCAAGAATCGATATCATTCGCGGCGGCGAAGTTCTCAAAACTGGGATCCCCGCCTCCGAAGTAAAGGTCGAGTGGTCCTCGACGAATCGCCAGGTTCCGGGCGCATTGTCTTACTCTTGCCCAATGTCATGGGTCCCGGAATGGCCTTTGGATGCGCTCAATAATTTTGGGCAGCGTTCCATGGTGACTGCGCTTTATGAGAATCGGTGCGGCGACTACTGGGAAATTCCACTCGGCGAATTCGTCAACATGGAATGGTCCGTGTCGAAAGAAAAAGTGAATGTCTCGTGTAAAGATTTGACGCAGATTCTTGCCGATAATCCAAGGCCGTGGCCGTCATCCCCTGCCGCTGGCGCCACCCTGCTCTCCGAAGCCAACGAGCTTGCCGAATATGTGCGAGTAAAATTGGAAGATGACGTATGGGATGCACCCATCCCCCGCACTACACAGTGGGGAAATTCGCGAATCGAATCAATCTATAAACTCGTCGAATCGCGAGGCTGTGGTATTCGTAGCGGAGCTGATGGAATGCTGCATATTTTCAAGCTCCGCGACAAGACGGCTCCTGACGAGATTTATACGTACGAGTCTGGTTTTCTTTTGGAGGCGCCGCGTGCCCCGAGGTCAGGTGGTCGCCGCCCGAATCGTTGGTACGTTACTGGCAGTAAGCAACAGAAGGCTCAGGGTGAGCAGGAGGAGCGTTGGACGGCGGAACGTGAAATCACTGACCCACCGTATGATCCGGCCGGTTATGGTTGGGTCACGTCGCACAAAGAATTCAGCGCCGCAAGCTCGGCGAGAGAGGTATCCGAGGCCGCAGACACGTACATGATTCAGGATATCTCTTCACGCTCTTCCAGGTCTTTGACGATCATTCCGGACGCTCGTATCGAGGTCGGGGATATTGTCGGTGCGATTACTGAGCAGGGTGAGCATATTGCGGGTCGTGTTTCCGCTTATAGTCTTCCGTTGTCTGATCCGTCCGCTACAATGAGGGTGGACATAGAGGTACTGGGAGAGTAAACGGATATCATGGTTAGACCGTCACTATTGCTTGACACGGCACCGCGAAATGGTGGCGGGCGTAACAATAACAATGTTATTGTTCAGCAATCCTCAGTATCGTGGACGTACGGGAGGATTACTGGCACGTCCGCCACCGATTCTACGCTGCCGTCCGGCTGGGTAGAAGTAGGGATACCTTACAGCAATCCGACCTCTCATGCCGTTGGCGAATCTGACGGGATTGCCACATGGATAGGCGCCCGCGTACTCGTCATCATTGACTCATCCGGCCGTGTAGTCAAGATCAGCGACCCTATCGCCGAGCCGCCTTCCGGCGCAAAAGTTGAGAACCTCGGGCACACTGGCAAAATGCTCAGCCAGGCCGCAAAAGACGCCGAGCGCGCTTTCAAAGAGGCCGACGCGATTCGAGACCGCGCCAACAAGGCCGAAGGTGCCGCGAACAAGGCTGCGAAAGATGCGGAAAAAGCTGTCCAGATTGCGGAAGCTAACCGGCCGCCCGTAGTGGCCCAGACCGCACCCGAGAATCCTGTCACAGGGTTGATTTGGTATGTCACCGACAATGCGGGGCACATTACCGATGTGCGTATTTGGGATGGTGTACAGTGGGTGACCAGGACAATGGTCGCCGGCAGCATTCTCGTCCCCTCGTCCGTGGGAAACGTCTCACTCGCCGATGGGTCCGTGTCGGCCCGTAACATTTACGCGTCCGGGGAACTGTGGGCCAAAATCGCCGCGTTCGCGTCCGTTACTACGGAAATGCTGACCGCTGGAAACGCCTCATTCAATGCAGCAAAAGTTACCGGCGATCTCATTGGTAATAGGCTTATCGGTGGTGAACTTTCACTCGTTGATACTGAGCCGACGTCGGGTGAGAAAAACATTCGTTTCGGCCTCGGCAGTGAATATGGGTTCTGGGAGTCTATTTGGTCTCCTAAAATCGCGACCGTGGAGGAGATGGAGGGGGGCACGCGGTTCGTTCTGACGGATAGGGATCGTCCTAATCGTAACGATGGTGCGCAGATGGCAATCTATGACATTGCTGTTGCGAAACCGAAAACATATGGTATTGCCGGTGAGGGCGTTGGCAAGGTTGAGGGGTATATTCTTTTTACCCCGTCGTGGAACGGTCGCGCGATTCTCACAATCAACATCGGCAAGAATAGGATTATTTCTGTTGACGAGCAGGCGACGGCCGGGCAGAAGATAAGATTCGATTTCACGCTTCCCGACGGTGCGTGGATCCAAGACACGGACACGCCTTTCTACATTAGTGCCCGCACGAACGATGTTTTCACGCCGGGAATGACGCTCGGGATCATTTATTCCATGTACGTGTCGTGGAAAATGAGCCGCTCCTCCGGTCTGCATATTTTCCGTGACGACGAGGGTGTCGCGAAAATACAGGTCACCGACCGTCAGGGCGGCGAGCTCATCATGGACACGAATGGTGTGTCCTATGACCCGCCCGGGTCGGCTTCGCCCCACTCCTCGTCGTGGCGTACTTTTACGGAGCCGCCTTTCGCCCACATGGCAACAAACAACGCTAACCTGTGGACTAAAAAAGATGATTGGACGGAGGTTCCGGTCGGGGCGCAGGAGAAAATTGTTCGTGGCGGAATGCAAGTAGACGGCGTCGAGATCATTATTCCGCAGAGTGGTCTTTATCGTCTAGACGGCACAACATGGTACCGGTCGTCGTGGGCGGGGTACGTTGGCGGCACGAGGGTTGCTCGCCCCAATGATGTTGAGCGCGGCGTTTATATGTACGCTGCGCTGAACCATGGCCTGTGGACCGCGTTGCAGGTGACCGGTGTCAGGCGTCTGAATGTCGGGGATCGGATCGCACTTTATACGTATCAGAATATTGATGAGGGTACAATTATGGATTGGGGCGAGATGACGGTTAGCTGGCTCACCTACTGAAGATTGTGCGACAATATTTTTAGGAGAAAACAATATGCCTAACACTAGGTGGACCGGCGGCATCGTCCCCACGGTAGACGATAATCTCATTGAGGCCTGGGACGTGTATGATGATTCCGCCGGTAGGGTTATGCCGGCGGCGTCCGTAGCGGCGGCGCGGGTTATGTTGGCGGCAGCACCGTCCGGGGCGGTATCAAAGGCACGTCCCGCCGTTTTCATTATTGACGACATTCTGTATACTGCCGACGGCTCTAAGGGCGGCGACGGGTCATTCAATATCAATCCGGCTAACAGCTTTAGCGGTGTGCTTTACCGTCATCGTGATAATACGAACGGGCGCGGGCGCCCGACCTCGGATCACACCACTTACACATGGGGTGACGGTATCGTTACTCTGCCCATTAAGAGCCTTATGGAGTTCTCGCTTGACGTGTGCGTGAGTATCGCGCACGAGGATTATCATTCCGAGGATGAGAAAGATAAGGCGGTCGGCTCGTATTTCTTCGGGTTCAAGCTCGACAACAGGGGTATTTGGCAAACCGAGATCCAGTACAATCGTACGTTTATGACGCATCATATGCAGTGGCGCCTTTCTGTGGAAGCCGGCTCGCATAGGGTCGCCTATACTACGGCGGGTAGTTATGGTGCTGACCCGTACTGGCATTACGATGGCGGCGTGTTCCCGGGTACCGTGTTTACGGTGGCTACTCTTGGTGCGACCCGCGTTGACCTGTAACCTCTAAAATAGTTCACTATTAGAAATAGGTGATAATAATATGACTAAGGTCATAGCGACGGTCGTGAATGCCGCCGGCAAGACGGTCAACGCAACAATGAGCGTGCGCCCGGAAACCGTATACACGTCCGACAATATTACGACAGTCCCCGCCCCCGTGCGCGGCGATGCCGACGACAAGGGCAGGATCGAGGTGGAGGTAGATGCCAGCCACGGCGGCCGATGGGCGATTGTCTTGAACGTTGCCGGCGTTTGGGTGCGCGAAGTACGAGGTGCGGAGCTACCCGCTTCCGGTGACGTGCAGGTTACCTCATTGTCGGCGTGGAATGGTGGCAGTACTCCTGATCCCGGCAATCCCGGTGGTGGCGACGGTCAGGGCAACGCTGGCAAGATCACCGTCAGTGACGATGGTCTTACCTGGACTTACGGAGAGTGAGAAAACACGATGGCAAACGTTACTGGGTACACTAAGGCCGGCATTGATAAGCTGGTCGCCCCGCTGTTCTCTTCAATTTCGCCTTTCACGGTCGGTGGACACTACTATTCCCCTGTCACGTATTTCTGGCCCGATTTCTACAATGAGGGCCAGGCCGGAAAGGTCTCAAAGTGGTCCAAGACACTGGCCTACGGTAACGCTCTCGGCTACGTGATCATGAACCGTTCCACGGGCGATTGGTCTGCCAAAGACAATGATTTTCTTGCGCAGGCGCAGCGCGCCCAGGCGGCAGGAGCGAAGAGAGTCCTTTGGTACATTCCTACCCGCTACGGTGTTGCGTCACTCGCCAAGGATGATGCCGCTAGGAATGGTGTGCCGGACCCGGACAAGTTTACGCGCGAATACATTATGCAGCTGTGCGCCAACTTGCGCTCCCAGTATGATGGTCTTTTCCAGGGTGTATTCTTGGACGAGGTAATCAATGGCTGGGGCGCACAGTCCGGGCGGGTCGGTTGGTACGGTGATCTCATCGGAGAAATTCGACGCGTCTACGGCAAGAATTTCACGATCGCCATTAACCCTGGCAGTAATATTACTGAGGCTGTGTGCGCGCTCGATTTCGACGTGTGTATGAGCTTCGAGAACACTGCCGCCAAGTATTTGACGGACGACCCTAATAACCCGATCGCGAATGATGTGATGCGTGCGCAGCCTTCCACTAAGTGGTGGCACGTCATTCACGGTGTTACGAAAGAGAATTTTCGGCAGGTAATCGATCGCGCCGCGTCGTTCGGCGTGTCACATTTGTATGTGACCGATGGTGAGTTGGTGCAGGGTGAGGGTGGCCAGTGGGTGCCCGAGAAGAATCCCTATCAGAATCCTCCGTCGGATTGGATTATGGAGCGTGTGGTCGCTTGGCACGGCGGCTACCTCGGTTTGGCTGAGCGTGTTGCTGCGTTGGAGGATAAGGCGGCCCCATCGCCGCAGCCGGGCGCTTGATGTTTCACGTGAAACATTCCCCCTCACCACGACTTCCGTGGTGAGGGGGAATGTTTTCGCGTTCAGCACGAGAGACTATAGTCCCAGGAGCTGGTAGTTTCCTCCGTGTTCGCGAGCGATATCGTCTAGGACGCCCATGAGGTCGGAGCGCGCATCGTCCTGAACGTCGATCGATGGTGAATTCAGGATCGAGTGAATTGTGTTATTGATCTCTCGGAATTGGCGAGCGGCAATAGCGTCACATTCTACGGTAGTCCATCGTCGTGCTAGACGGCGCGCAAGATTGCATGTGTTCTCGCCGCTTGTTTCATGGTAAACTCCCACAACGCTCAATGGCCAGCCCCAGATGATCCATTTACTGACAACGCCGCCGTCACTGTTTTCTACAGTGACGTCAATCCCAACGCCCTTATACTGGTTGTGCCACTCCAGACGAGCGGCCATGTGTGTTTCGTCAATATCGCACACGTCAGGCTTTGGAAGCCACAACTGTACGAGGCTAATCTCGTGCTCAATCTCCAACATTGGGTTATTCGCTGTCATGAAACGCTTCGCAAAAGCAAGCTACAGCGCATTGCAGAATGCTCGGGGCTGCAGGATTCTTCGTGAGTCCATCCTGCTGAGACGCCGCGTTTCGTCGTCACTACAACGCCGTCATCGGTGACCTCGATCTTCCCTAGCGGGGAGTCAATGATGGTAACTCCCATGCGGTCGGAAATGCGAGGCGACTGGCGCATGTCCTGCAATTCCTTAACAATGGTCAACGCGACTTCCTGGCGGTCAGTCTTCCTCATTATTCTACCTCCCGAGCAGACGGCGTGACACCGATCTGCCCCTGATAATGTGACCCGAGACCATTGGTGCCGTACGGCATACTGGCAGGCCTATCCAAATCCTCGAAAGCAATCTGCGCAATCCTATCCCCCGGATGAAGAATGGCAGATTTAGCAGAATGCAAGTTAGCGATCTCCAAGGTTACGTTTCCTTGGAATCCCGGGTCGATGTATCCCGCTGACACGTGGACGAGAATTCCGCGGCGCGCCCACGATGACTTGCCTTCCACCCTGGCTACCAGGTCGGCGGGCACGCTAATCTTTTCCTGTGTGGACGCGAGAATAAACTCACCCGGCAACAGCTCATAACCGCTCTCGTCAATGGTGACATTCTCGTCACCGTGACGGTAGACGATAATGTTTTCGTCTAGTCGCACTTCCACTGACGCCGGTTGAATAGACAGCGGTTTACGCCAGTCGGAAATGAGTTCGCCCCAATCGATTCTGCGTCGGAGAGTGAAATCACTCAGCGTAGCCATTGCGGTAGGCCTCCGTCTTCGTCTTCCTTGATCGCGTGGACCGTGTAACCTTTATCGCTTAGAATTGCTTCGGCTTCAAGAGCAAGGGCAGGCTTCTCTCCCGGTACAATTTCTATTGAGTCTTCACTGTGCTCCGACACCACGATAGTGCAGACGTACGCACTATCGTCCGATGAGTCACTATAAGTGATTGCGTACCTGTCTATCTCATTCGAATATGTGCACCTAGTGAAAGTGATTCTTCCTTCCTGCCACGAACGTAAAGCAAGTGTTACTTTCTGTACATGTCGTACAGTACGCATGAGCTCACGGATCGTGGTGGACGGATCGGTAGAATTACTTTTAATACTGAATTCACAGTCAGTGGCATGCATGAATGCGGTCGCCACCCACCGTCCCCTGAATTCTACCAAATCAACGAAAGCAATGTTGACAATATTATCCATAACGCTCACACTTCCGGAATATAGTTGTTAAGACTATCGTGTGAAATGGCTGACACGAACTCTACGAGTCGATCTCGAACCTCTCTGGCGCGATCCTTCGGGGTGAGCTGCCTATCAATAGTGTCCCAGTGGACGTTTCGCAGAATTGCGATCGCCGTCCGCCCTCCCCGCTTGTTGACGAGTTCACGCAGATACCAGGCCGCTTTCCCCATGTCAACATTATCATCGGCACCATCTTTGTGACCCATCCTGAAAATATACTTCAAAGCACTGCCAGTCAGATAGTCTTTGTCGCGAATGAAGGTGATGGGCTCGGGATCGAGGGTCGCATAGTGTGACGGGTGAGACACGACATTCTCGTGTACATTATCCAAAACATACTCATCATCCTTCATCGCTATGCGGAGAACATCATTGTCGAGGGTCAACTCATAGAGCTGCTCGTCGAACGTGAGAAACCCTTCCCCGCCGCCTTCGTTCTCATACCAAATGCACCATTCGCCAGTGAAATACCTAGACGTCCTCTTGACGGGCGCTTCATAATCGTTGGAGAGATGGATACGAATTGGTTTGCCCGCGAATTTCACCTCATAGTCGTTATAAGCCCAATAAGGGCCGATTTGCCGCCAATACCAGCCATCGTGCTTATGCTCCAAAGAGAAGCGACGACGACTCCAGCATGCTACTCGCCATTCACTGAAAGAATTGCGGCGGACGTGCACCTCCCAAAACCCACCATGCGGCACTACCTTCGAAACATACTCATACACGCCATCCGGGTAGTAAATCTTCTCACACCCATCATCTACAGGCGACACAACATAATCTCCTCCCTCTGTCCGGGTAATCGAATAATCGTTGTATTTGAAATAGTGTCTCCGCTCTGCACCAGCCCGAACAGAATCGAAACCAATCCCCTTGTCATCGCCGGTTTGTGCTACGACTCTCTCTTTGCTGCCGTCCGGCAAGTACAGCCAAAGCGTTTTCAAAAACACCACGTCCACAATCATTCACGCTATTTCAGTTGCCGAGAGTGCCGACCGTGGCGAAATAGGCGAAAAACACCTGAAGCCACCAAAAAGCACGCCACGCCAGAGACAGTCCGATAACACCAACAATAAGGGCGACCGCACCCATCGCCATACCCTCACCCGTTGACCTCGGCTTGCGGAGCCATGTTACGAAACGATTCGTGGGGCGCGGGGGCGCCATCACGCTGGGCGGCACAGACAATGCGGGCGGCACCGGGGCAGGCCGAGGCGGCGGAGGCGGAGGCGGGGTAGGTGCACTAGCCGCAGGCGGAGGCGGCGCGGGAGTAGGAGCGGAAGGGGCGCTCGAAAAAGTAGACATAATAGTTTCCTCACTTTCCGTTCAGTTCTGCCATGAGACGGTTGGTCCAACCGTCACTGTAGTTGAAATTCGTACGTGCGGCGTGGCGTGTGCTCTTGATTCTCTTCGCCCTATTTCTCTTGTGCTCCTGAAACTCGACTGTCTTGCGACGAACCTCGTCCTCGCGTCCGTCCACGCGGCGGATTGTTGGGTATTTCATGATTTGACCCACTCGATCCAGTCACCGAGAAGCCCGCGCAAATCATTGATCAGATTACGCGCGTTCCCGAGCTCCTCCTCGCTGATGTCGAAGATTCTGTAGACGTTTCCTTCGGTGCAGACAACAAGGAAGGAATTGTGGGCGCCTTCGGGGGTGAAAACATTGCGGACGTTTCCGACGAGTGCGGGCCGCTGAACAGGAATGGCCTGTACAAGGTCAGCACCGGTGAGAATTGCGACGGCAGTCACTCGCTCAACAGGGATGCCCCGGAATTCGTTCTCGCCCTTCTCGTACCCCTTGGCGGGGAAGTGAATCTTTGTGCCCTTCAAATTGGTGAATACTGCCCCTCCTGTAGTTTTGCATGATCCGTATCCTGTACGACGGCGTGCCATGATAACTCTTTCCTTGAACGTGTGTGATGATGGTGGGCGGTGGTGGCCCGTCATGGGCGATGGGCCACCACCGCTATGTTGTGTGTGTCAGTTCACCAGCCACCAATCGGCCAGGTAGGCGATGGTCTTGTCAGTCAGAGCGGAGAGTCCCTCGTGGGCGATGGTGAATCCGTCGGCGTCGTACTGCCAGAGTCCCCAGGAGACGACGTCGTCGCACACGTGGAGTCCGAGCGTCCGCCCGCCATCGGTGGTGCGTCGCATGAGGCCGATGGTCTCGCCGGTCTCGTCCACCCAGTAGTCCGTGTCGACCCAAGCGTTGGCAGCGGTGCCGACGGCGTAGGCGATGTCGGTGTCGGTGGTGATGCTCTCAACGGTGGTGGTCATTGTCTTGTCCTCTCTATCCCGGCTGGGCGGCTTGTCCTCCCTGCCGATGACTCAATCATGCTCTCTCGTATGCCGCAGGTCAACCCACACAATAGGTAACCTATCTCACAAAACCATGTTGTGGGAAGCATTGACAGACACCGGGCACATGTGGTATACGCGCGCGCACGTACCTATATGCGCCGAGGACGCACCCAGGCTCTCATGATAAAATTAAAGCCACCGAAAACCTTTACGAAAGGCGGTGCAAAATTGGCAGATTCCGTCACAGAATATGCTGCGTCGGAAATGAAATATTGGTGCACCACAGGCGACTACGGGGGCACCGGATATGCCCAGGATAACCGGTGGACCTGCTACTGGAATTCCAATGATGCCGGCTGGAAAACAGGTCCCGGCGACATGGATTGCAGTAGCGGCGTAGCGGGCGCCTACAATATTGCATTCCATAATGTTTGGGGAACCGGCTGGGATGATCCGATCATGTTCCCGCGGACCGACGAAACATGGACCGAAACCCTGAATTCTTTGGCCGCGAATCGCGGTTTCATGGATATCGGGGACACTTGGTACGGGTCCACGCCGTCGGGAGGATTCCATGTCGGCGACATGGTCCTGAAAACTACCGGGGATGGCGGACATGTTGCAATGTGTGTGCGCGAAAATGATGGTTCATTCAACGCGGGCGACCCGCTCCTCGCTGAAGCGTGGATTAACGAGAACGGTGAAATCTCGGAAGGTCAGATGGGGGACCAGACCGGCCATGAGACTCACGTAGTCCGGTACAGTAATCACCCGATGACTGTCGCGGCCTCGTGGTCCACGTGCATCCGTTTCGGAAAGCGGACCGATGCTGATAATGGGCATGAGTCTGCCGGATCATACCGCCTTTCTTCAATTCAGGAGGCTGTTCTCAGGGCCGCCGATACGGAGAATTGCCCGTGGTGGGCCGCCCTGGCATGCCTGTGGATGGAGACCGGCGAGCGTGGTGCGAACATTTACGGGCACGACGCTGGCGGTGCCGGCCCTCACGGCGAGGAAGTAACCGAGGAGAATTTCCGCGAATTCCTTGCGGCAATTCGAGACGGCGAAAACTCGAACGGGGTTGGTCCGTTGCAGATTACGTATCCGGGTTATTTCTTTGATGACCCGGATCGTGAATGGTGGATGCCTGAAAAGTCGGCTGAGGTCGGCTGCCGTATTCTTCGTGATCTTATTAACGCTGAAGGCGATTCTTACGAGGCCCTTAAGCGTGTCGGGTCGCGGTATAATTCAGGAAACCCGTATGACGCGTATGAGTCTTATGGGATCCTTTTCAGTAACCGTTGCAAGTCTTGGTATGATTATGGTCGCCCGTCTGGGGGCGCCGGAGAGGATTTTTGGGATATGAGTGAGGGCGTTGATCTGCTCAGGGAGATTCGCGATCTTTTCCGTAGTGGAAAGGCGGGGGATCACTTCGCGGGCGACATGAATTGGTACGCGAAGGCCACTTATGAGGAGGTTAAGTCTATTCACGCGTCTGTGGATCAGATTCTGCATTCTGTGACTCCGGGTCAGGAGAATGTTCGCGAGGCGGGCGCGATTTATGGTGCCGTGAACGAGATTCGTAAGGCCGTGTCGACGCCGTCGTCTTTGCAGGCGCATGATGGTATCGCGGAGTCTCCCGTTTCTGAGTCTCCTGCTCCGGCGGAGAATTCCTGACACGACATGTTGGTGTTCTATCGTGGCATATTCGGCTAGTATTATGCTGAGCATCGTGTCATGATGGGTACGACATTCGGGGAGCTTCACTCTCTTCCCTCTCCGTGATCTCCTGTGACAGTGGTAGAGCAAGTCTCCGGACGGTCAATGAATGATCGCCCGGAGACTTGCTTTTGTTGTGTGCTATACTTTCCTGCGTACCGCTCATATTGGTTAATACACAAATATTTTCCTACGCGTTCCGACGGTGCAATAAGAGAATACTATCGCCCTCATGTTTTCCTACACACATTAACCCGACATGTTCTAGGAATCGACATGAGGGCGATGGTATACAATCCATCCAATGAAAGTGAAAATTAGGGTGACTAAATCGCTTTATGTTGCTACCATTTTTGCGGCCATCATGGTGACGGTAAACACGGCGCTCATGGTGTATGAAGATTTCACCAACGGCACTATGAATGTGACCCGTGATTCTTTGTGGTGTGTTGGTGCGATCATTCTTTGGTTCAGTGTGCGCACTGTCCGGTTCATGCGGACTGTCGGCTACCATCCCGGCTTCCACGGAAAGTAACTAAAATATAACATTCCCCGCCTGACATTATCATTGTTAGGCGGGGAATGTTATATAATACGTATTGCGGCCCTGCTAAGCAACTCCAATAAAAGAGGACATTAGACATACGATGCTCAATTTCTTGAACGATGTCCTCTCTGACGCCACCCTAGTAGCTTTGGCTGCCCTTACCGGCACAATTTTCTCGAACGTAACGCAACGCAAAAACGCGAGAGACCAGGAACAGATCTCAATCCTGGACATTACCGTCCGGTCACTTTCTGAGAGAGTGACTGCCCTAGAGGCCAGTCTTGCGGCGGCCGAAAGAGCTGCAGACCTGGCGGAAGATGGCCGCCGTCGAGCGGAAGTGAAGTGGTGGGAGGCCGTCTCTTTCGCGCACACTGTCCTCGATTGGGGCAGGTCCCTGAAAATTCTGATACCATCTGATAAAGAGGACTCAATCCCTACCGAGCCTCAAATTCCGGATTCCATGAGGTGATTCATAAACATGTTTACTCCTGAGGTCCGCAAGGCCCTTTACGCCCTGCTCACCGCCATTCTCGGTGTTTTCGCCGCTTTCAATGTTATTTCCGCAGACCAGGCGTCCCAGTACGCCGATGCTGTTACCCAGATTGTCGGCGCCCTGACTCTGGCTCTGGCTACGTATCACACTCGCCCCGGCGCAGCTGCTGGCCGTCACGCCGCCGGTGAGGGCGACGCCGCGGAGGACAAGGTCGCCTGACCTTCGCCTTCCATAGAACATTACTGCCCCCCACCGCATGTTCGGTAGGGGGCAGCAATGTTTCACGTGAAACACGGGGACATGTTTCACGTGAAACATTCACCGTCGCTCCACGTCGCCTCCGATGATGCGGGCGATCACAGCCTCGTCGTGGCGTTTAGTGACCGCCCACAGGAAAAGATGGCGCCCCGCATCCCGCGCGTCGTCCGCATCCGGCTGCCCCACGTCAGTTCCGGTGGGCCAGAAATTGAGAGACTTCAAAACATGGTCAGGCATGGTGGTCTTTACCATTGCGGGAGTCTGCCAGATAATGTCCCCGATCTCCCATTCCAGCACAGCATTGATTTTTACTGGGGTGAGGTCTGCGAGAAAATTGTTGCCCGGTCGAAGATCGAAATGTTCACACACGACAATGTCTGGGGCGAATTCGTTTCGTGTGCCCAGAATGTCGTAGACGCTGGCCGTCCAATGCTCATACTTGAACTGTTGAACATGGATGATTGAGAATTCGCGGTCGTCATGGAAGTCTCCGACGACGATTCCTGTTGACTTGCCAGGATCGACCGCCATCACCCGTTGCATCACGCTTTTCCTCCTCTTTCTTATTTCGCAGGCTTCGCCGCGACTTGTTCACGGTAGCAATATTTTTCACCATGTCCGAACGCACTCCGTCTACCTTGAGCCATAGCGTGTCCGGCGTCATTGGCTTGCCTCGACCTTTCTTTAGAGTCCACGGCGTATCAGGGTCATCCGGGAAAGGCAGATTCTTATAGCACCATATTGCACAATCCTGCGGGGAATCGAAATGGAAATCCTCTTTCGGAATATACCGTTTCAGATCGTAGATGCGTCGCATGAGTGAAGGGGTAAGCCATTTCGGTAGTTCCTTGTACATGCGAAGCGATGAGCTAGTGCACGGGCAATTCACGGGTTCGCCACCGCTGAAGCGCGAGACACGAATCCACCTCTCTTCCCCGCAATTCACGCAACGCATATGAAAATACTTATGGTGATCGCTCATGAATCGGTACTCGGGGGATGTGACTTCCCATTGTCGGAAGCGGCGTCCCACCATTTCCGGCTCGACACCGGTCAGATCTTTGTTTACTGGCTTGACCGGATGGAGAATGCGACGGTTGCGACCTTTCTTTCTTGTCTTGGTGCGTATGATAGAGATTTCACCGGGGCGAAATACCCCGTTCTCGGTCGCAAACTCCCATTCAAACACAACCGAAGGGTTGAATTCGTTGTAGCACCATTCGATAGCTGACGTCATGCCGTCGAACTCGAAATTATCTACACCGTTCTCTTCTCGCCACGCCCAAATATTGAGACGGATATCGTTGTAGGAGCGGCTCGGCATGAGCGTCTCATTCGCTTTGCGATGGTAACGCAAATACGGCATATCCGGCGTGTGATCTAGTGCCACGTCAAGGTTGCATGGGGCGATTGGCTTGGTAATGTCAGGGCGCACAAAACGCCATTTCTTATCCTCGGGAACCTCCAAATAGGTAAAGCACCATTCCAGAGCGGCGTCAACGGAAGGGAAAAGAAACTCCCCGCTGGGAACACTTGTTTGAAGCCGCTCCAACCTGTTAGCGGCTAGCCTGTACAACTTGTACGATGGTTGCATCATTCGTGTTTTCTCTCTTCTCTTATTCGGTTGAATAGCGGGGGCAACAATCATGTTGCCCCCGCTATTCAAATCATGCGACAAGTGTGTGTGTCAGAAAACTACCGGCGATGCGGTCGCAGTATTTTTCTTGGCCTCGAAATCAATGGAAGAAATTTCTGCCCTTGAAGGCCAAAAAGCGGGTTTTGGTGCACCGTCCTCACCGAGGATCGTGATTCCGTTCTCGTCCTGCTCGTATGCGGGGCGACCGTAATCGTCCAAACGAGGGCGCGGCTTGCTCATCCGGGTCACCAATGTTGCGTGAGCGCCTTCCAGATTCGCGCACACCCGCTTCACAGTCGCGTTGATCTTCTGGGGTGAGAGGAGATCGGCCCGCTCCCTGGCGTCGGCCGGCCACAAACCTGCCGCACTGAAATACTTCGGAATGTTAAAGTGGATATAAGTCTTTCCATTCTTGTTGATTGTGAAAACGGTGCGGTCGGTGAGGGCCTTTCCGGCGTCCTCGTCGTCGCCGTCAATCATCCAATCGGTGACAAGCATCGGCCTGCCATTCTTGGAGGTGGTCATTTCGGCCTTAGTGATGAATGCGGAGTGCTTTCCCGGCTTAGGCGGCTCGAAACTGCCACCGCCGGTAGCGACTTCCAACGATGAAAGATCGGTGCCGAAGTTGAAGCCAGTTGCCATAATTATTGTGCTCCTATAAGTCAGTGGTAAAGAATTGCGGTGGTCAGTTCTCGCCGTCGGCGGGCTTGCTGCGGAGTGCCTCCCTGATCGCGTCGGCGGCGATAGCGAGAGTCTCGGCGGAGACGCCACGGTCAGCGGTAACAGTAATCTTAGCCATAATAATTTTCTCTCTTCCTATGTGTTTTGGTTAGTGGCTAGTGATGTAATTGTGAATCTTGGTCATGCTTGGATTCCCCATTGCTGGCGGGAACCCGCACGTCTGTTGCTTTGTTACAATATTCGGTTTGCGAGTGTACAGTACTGGCACGGTGATTTCTTCCCCGTCTCCATTATCAACGTTCGCCCATTCCATGTAGCCGACAAAGTTGAACAGGGCGGGGATGCGCTGCCCGGACTTCTGCCCTTCAAAGGACGGGGCGATGAAAGTTTCCCCAGTGACTTCATTGCTTTCGCGCGCGGAATGCGTGATAGCAATGAACGAAATGTCGGGGGCATCCAAGAATACGCTGATCGCCTTCAACAGGGAATCGTACACCGCCCGCCATTTCGTCCACGTATCATTCGACACGGCCTCATAATGGGAGAGAATGAGTTCCTGGCACTTGTCCAACGTGTCGAACACTACAGTCTTGTAGGGGAATCCTGTAAGATTGCGCGCAATATTGTCGCAAAGATTGGCACAATCAACCCACTTGTCACAATGCACGACAGTGATGTTCTGCAGGTTTCCCCAATCCCGTACCGGGAGTGTGCCGGATTCGAAATCAACGTACAGGACGGGCGACATGTCATCCACCTGTGATGCTGTGGCTGCGAGCGATGTTTTGCCGACGCCGCTCACACCATGAATAAGCATGTTGAAGTGATTGTTCTGCTCGGGGTTCACGACTGTCATTCCGAGACGGGCAAGAGTGTCCTCGAAAGTCATAATATGTTTCACCTCCTAACCGCTGATATTGTAGTTTTTGAATGCTTCTGTGTGGCGCTCATGTGAGCAGTACCAACATAGAGGGGATGATTGGAGACTGTCAACCCCGTCGTCATGTGGCCTTGCTCTCTCCCAAATGTTTTGGAGTCTCTCCAGGGCCGCGAGCGCAACGTCCTGCCGCCACGGGAAAGAGAACTCACAAATACTGTCAGGTATGACCTCTACACTGCAGTCCCTTGGAAGGGCGACAATAGAGCAGTGAGCCACCTCGTTGCCGAGCTGCGTGAGACCATACCCGTAGAGCATGATCTGAATGTAGTATTTACGAAATTGACTCCCCGCCGCCGTATCAGCGAATCGCGGTAGACCATCATCCCATTTAACGCTCTTCCGGAATGCGGAAATCTTTTTCCGTGAGAGCAGCTTCCAGTCTAGGACCGTCGCCGCCGCAATATCGAAGCGATCCACGCTCCCAGAAATACGCCCATAGTCTTCAAGATCGCATACCTCTACTCTCTGCTCCACGAGAACATTCGGCTCGTTTTTTGTGCGTGATTCCGCGAAAGCATGAAACGCGGTGCCCAGGAAAGGCGCTAGGGGGGCGCCCGCGCTTCCATTGTCGTGCGGGATTCCGAGGAGTTTGTCGGCAATGCACCGCTCGCAATCGTCCCCGATCTCACTCACACCGATGCGTGTTTGTTTGTCGCGCTCGGTTGGGGCGAAAACATTATTGACCGCTGTTGTGGCGGCCGGGCTCAAATTCAAATTTCTCTCCTTCCTGAATTGCGGCGATAGCGGCGAGCCTGACGTCGCGGTGAACTTCAATGTCTCCGCTCGCAATATCCTCGATGAAGAATAGTCTTGCGTCGCCGGCCGGCATGATTTCGTAGACCGTGCCGCCCAATTCCTCGGCACGCATGGCGGCCTGTTCGAGATTCGAGTAGACCCGGTAGTCGCCTTTCTGTGGTGATTCCCATACTAGGTAGACGCCCATTAGTGTTTTTACTCTCTCTTCCCTAAATGTTTATCGATACTGTGTTATTCGATAATGGTTGCTGTGAGGCCGGCCCGCTCCTCGATTGCCGTGGAAATGACGGCCGCGTAGCATTGGATCCGCCAGATGTTCTCCGATCGAATATTGGGTACGCGCAGTTGCATTGTTTTGATGCCGAATTGTGTGGGCCATTTCAGGATGATTGTGCGGCCGGCGATTTCGTCAATCGTGGTGCCTTGTGTGATGCGCATAATATTTTTCACTCCTCTGTCACAATGAGCTCGTAAATGTCGAGACTGTTATTGGTGGCCATGCCGCGCATGATGCTAATGTTGTCCGCCGCGACATGGATGACATTAATGTCCGAGTGTCCATCGTTCACTGGGGCGACGATCAGAAAATTCCTGCCAACCAACTCGCTGTCGTCGGATACGAGAATGTTTCTGATAGTGCCTGTCATGCGACGTCGCACTAGACGAATGGCCGAGCCGTTGCGTGTTTCTGTCTTCATGGCATTTACTGTACGTGTGTGGTGGTGGCGTACGCAACCCATGTGGGTGTGGCGTCTATCGCATTTCATATGAGGCCGCTCTCACGCAGACGCTCATACCCTGCCGCCAACCTCGGCTCCACAGCCGTCACGTCAACAGTATTCTCGCACTGCAAAAGAAAACGATTCACCCTTTTTGTTTGCCCCTTACGATTCAAACGAGCAGACGCCTGTAGATTCAAAATCACACTATTATCCTCACTCAGCCAAATCTCAGTATTGCAAACATTCTGCAGACCATCAATCCCCTCGGCGGCGGCCGCAATAACGGCGCACAGTACCGGCGGCCCATCGGACTCCAAAAATCGTCGCCACTCATCATGGTAGTCACTAGACAATTCAACGCTTTGATAGCCGGCGTCGACCAGTCGTTTCCGCAACGGTGCCATGAATTTGCGTGAATGACACCACAGAATAACTTTCTCGTCCGACGGCAGATCGGACAGAATGTCGAGGGTGGCGTCAATCTTCGATGACCCGCGCTCCTCGAACTCGACACTATCGCCCGCGATTCTCAACGGCCCGAGAGTAATCTGCCTGAGACGCCCATCTAGAACGGCGGCAGACGAGGCCACACTGGCCCCACCATCCATAACCGCCAAACGATAATCCACAAACTCACGATACATCCTCCTCTGTTCGCGCCGCATCCCGCAGAGGACGCGTTGAACATTCACGGGAGGCAGATCCCCGAAAACCTCACTCCCACGCATCGCGGACCAAACATCACCCACAGAATCGCGAAGAGCACCAGGATCCTTCTCGCCACCATAAATCCTGGCATACGGGGACGCCGCAAAAGGATTAAACTCAGAAACAAAAAACTCATCCGCAAACCGATAGAAACTACGGTCCACACTATCCGGGTTCAAGAATTTGAGAACACCATAAATGTTGACGGGTTTATTGCCGGCAGGCGTGCCCGACAGGCCGAGACGATGCTTTGACTTCAATGCCTTTACGGCCCGGAAAGACTGAGTGCGATGATTCGCGATACGATGCACCTCGTCCACGACCACCATATCGAACGACCGCTTCGAGAAAGAAACGGACGGCCATTTCTTCGCCTCTATCGCCTTCCCCAAAGAAACCAATAGCTCGAAATTAATAACCCACCAACCATCTGCACCGGCCAGCATGTCCTCAATGTTGGCGCGCCCCGCCTTAGTAGTACGAGACAGCACCCTTGCTTCCCGGCCGGTTATGACTTTGATGCTGGTCTGCCACGACGGGATGACGCGTTTCGGACACACAACAATGACTCGCCTAGCCGCGCCGAGTTTCTGTGTTACCCAAATGGCGCCGTATGTTTTGCCGCAGCCGGGTTCCCAAGCCAGCAATGCGCCTCCACCGTATCGAATCGCGGTGACGGTACGGTTGATTTCTCTTTCCTGCGCCCCAGTGGGCTTAATGTTAATCATTGAAGTTCGTCCAAACGATCACTAGTAGGCAAATGGCGAGCATGAGCACAAGGCATATCATCTGCTCTTCCTTTCCGATATGATGAACCCCGCCCCGTCATTGCCAACGAGGCGGGGTTCATCATGTGAGGTCAGTGGGCGATGACGTGACGCTCCACCGCAGCCCAGTAGGCGTCCTCGTCAACGTCCACCACATAGTAGGGGGTGCCAGTGGCGGAGAAATACTGTCCGATCACGTCATCGGCGATCGCGGCAACATCGTAGTCGTCCATCTGGTCGAGCGTGGGGATAATGTCGAACATGATGACGTCGTCCCGAGTGCTGCGACGAGCGATGGTGTCCATAATCTATTCTCTCTCTTCTCTTCGTCTCGGTGTCACCGTTCCTCGGTGACGGCCCCAGTATAGGCGGACCGTACGCCCCCCAGTCAACCCAACCGGAGGTGACTCCGCTCACACCTCCAGTTGGAGGAGAGACAGCGCCCTACCCACGGCCGCACTCACGTCGCCGCCGCACTCCAGTAGCCTCATACAATCAAACGCCGTGTGCGCCCTCCCGTCCGCGAGCGGATCATCCGCATGATGCGAGAAGATCAGACCGCTGTCCAGCATCGTCACACCAGGGGCTGTGTCACCACCACGCGTATACCGCCACCGCCGCCCCACCAACTCGTAAGGCCAGCCAAACAAACCAACAAGATCATTAAACCCATACTTCGAATTGAACTCGCCAATCACACCACCATAGCCACCATCGGGTACAGAAGACAAAGAAACATCACCATCATCCTTCTCCTCATACCCGATATTCTCCAACCATTTATCGACATTCAAACGGGCACCGTCAATGAGCCAATGACGCACTCTCAAACCGAGACGATGTGATGGCAGAAAGAAAGCTCGGGACGCCTCAGCACACGACCCATCCCACTGGGCCACCGGCCCCAACACACTGAAACACGTCCGGCCGATCGCCTCACACTCCCCTACCGTCATGCTGCGAGTGCACGGCAGGACGACACGGAAACGTGGGGATGGGAAAGAGGATGATGCTGTCTCCCACACAATGCCGGCGAGATTCGCTGTCCGCATGCGATCGCCGACAAAGTCTTTCCGCGACCCGTGATCCGCGTCCAAAACGATAGCGGACCGGGACACAAAATTTCTCTTCTGCCGCCTACCCCCAGAAAGAATGCCAGCAAAGAAAGCTGGGGAATCATTCTTCTCGCATTTCGAGGGCGCCTCACACAGAGCAGCAAAATCGTTGAGGTTCACGTTAGTGGCACGCCACCCTGTGATGGAGCGAACATTGACCGCTACCATCACAGGGAAACGCGCCCCGAAAACATCACTCACCGTACGATGGTTCCGCTATCTGATCCCGTAGAATCGCCTCCACGAGATCATTGTCCACAATCGCACCTTCGGTGCGGAATTTCACGCCCCTGCGAAGAATGTACTGCCGATACTCTTCCACGCTCCGCGGCGACAAATTCTTCGCCTCCAAAACCTGGTAAAGGCGCGTCTCGGTCGGCGGATTACTACTGAAATCATCCACCATACGCGTTAAATCCGGAACAAAAACATAGTCGACCATCTTCAACGCGTCAGGAAGCCAGAAATCGGCCGCCAAGCCGAAAGCTTTCCTCACCGCGGACGATGACACGCTCATCTGCTGCTCGAAAAGAGACAGAATAGCGGCCACGCGCATAATATGATTCCCCATGCGGTCAATGACCGCCTGTACCGCCCGCTGGAAAGGCGACTCACGGGCCGCCTCCCCACCCCAGGCTCGCATCGTTTCCACCCAAACATTCCGGGCCGACTCAGTCACAGTCATAGTCATTGGTGTGTTGACAGGCCAAAACTCAGTGGCACAAGTAACAGTGCCACGGAATTCATGCTGCATCATCCCCAGCATTGTCGAAATGCGCTCGGAAGCATACTCAACAAAACCATCACCACCATGCGCGCTCAGAGTATTGTCGGTGACCCATCCGAAAGACGAAGGATCAGACTGACGATCCTCCTCATCTAGGGCGAAAAGAATACGCGGCCCCCACCCAGTCTCAAACAAAGACTGAGACATATTATCGACTACGTCGCCGAGAATACCAGTGCCACAGAAAGCAAGAGAATGAGGAACTCTCTCACTGTCCGCGCGCCTCACACCGTCGTCACCGACACGCACAGACTCGACAGTCCTGCCCGAGTAGACGTCAGTCAGGAAACCAATAAGCCCGCTACGATAACCCTCACCCTGTGACGCCGAATACATGTTCTGTAGTTCGTCCACAAACATAATAGACGCCCCGCCAGGCCGCTGCGCCATCCGCAAATTCAGGCCCTCGGCCGTCACATTCGACCCGAACAAAACACTCGCCATCATAGACCGCTCGCACTGACTATTGTCAATAGTATTCAGCAAATCTTTACGATCAGCCTCAAACTCGGTGATGCGATTATTGATATCGTCCCGTTCCGTCCGGTACTCGTCAATATCAATACGCCCACCCCTCCTTTCCAGGGACTCCAGGCGACGATGCAGCATGTGGAGTGCCGAATCATACTCCTGCACGGCCGCCAAAGGCCCTGACGAATCCCACCTGAACGCGCCCACACAATCGTCAAAAAAACTACGCACCAAAGACTGCGCCGTTGTCTTCCTCGACAAAGTAGACGCCCCCAGACAATGCGAATACAAGGTCAACGGCACCACACTCTGCGCGCTAGCAGACAAATGAGTCCTAGCAGACAACGGGGCAGACACCATCGTCAAAAAAGTCGTCCACAGGAAACGAGGCGGCGTCTCCGGCGACCTGGACTGCAAATAGTCAACGATCCTGTCGGCGAACCAATCATAGTGCACGCCCCCATCCGGGGACGCGAACTCGTAATCCGCAATCCTCTCAATACTCAATTGCTCCCCTCCCCCACACGGGCAAGAAAACTATTGAAAGCGTCAAGAATCTCGTCGCCGTCGAAAGTGTAGCCGACGTCGAACATGGGGCCCCAATAGCGGCCCGTCTGCTCGAAAATCGTCGCCTTGTAGCCGCGCACAGCGTCCGCTTCGAAAATAAACCTATGCCCGGACGACGCGACCACAATGTGAATGCTGTTGTTCCAAGCGCTTACTTCCAGGCCGAGCGAATCATTCCCACCCTTACTGGCATAATTCTTGCACGCCTCAACAACATGCTTCAGGAATTCCCAATCGAATAGCTTTATCATTTGTCCTCCCACAGTTTTGTCTTGATTTCGTCGAGCAGCTCCCGAAGCTCCCATGCCCCTCTTCCTCTCTCTACCGTTGTTATCGTTTTGTTCGTATCGCGATCTCGAATGCTCACCGAATACTCATCCCCTACGATGGAGAAAGTGCACCCGTATTGTTTTCCGGTGACGTCTAGGTAGAGGACGGGCAGGTCACTGCCCAGTATGGCGTCCTCCCCAGCATCCAAGAGGATGGATTCGCAGCGCGGGTCATTAAGCATCTCCGCGACGAATTGAGTCACAATAGGGCGCAGCTCATCGTCAATCACGACTCCCGCTCCTCCACCATGTCGGCCAGCTCCATGAAGCGATTCACAGCATTGACGATGATGCCCCTATCAGCGGCATTCTCGTCCAAGAGAACATGATTCGACAGCTGAACGACACGAGCCCGCCACCTCTCGTCTTTCGTGACAACAATCCTGAAGACAGTCCTATCGACGGGGTTCCTGGCCGTCGCCTTGAAGAGAACACCAAAAAGACGACCACCCTCATTGTTGCCATGCAAAGCGGCGACCGAACACTGGGGCCACTGGGAGAAATCGCCGACACAACTAGCAAGGAAAGCGAAGATCGCCTTATCGACAGCAGAGTCACTCATTGCCGGCCGCCTTACTGCGGTTCGCCGCGACAATCAAAGCATGGCGGACGAACTCACCGACACTCTCCGGAGGAATCGCGGCGCCCTTCCGCTTAACATGCCTTGCCCTCACCGTGTCGCCAGCGACCACGATCCGACAGGTGCTGCCAATAGTGATGATTCCGCCGTTGTAAATTCTGCGGGCAGGCGCATGCACGTTGAACTCATGGCGGCGCCCGTCAATGTTCCACTCACGAACCGCCTGAGCGACAACCGTTCCAAAAACTGAACCCACAGTAATGCTTCTCTCTTCCTAAATATTGTGATGAATACTACCGTTTACTGTTGAAGGGCGCGTAGGGTTAAATGTCGGAGCCGATCACCTCCTCCGCGGGCACGCCCGCCAGATCACACAGATCGGTCAGCCTGTCCATGGCGTCAGACCGGGCACACTCCCACGTCGGCGAACCCTTACCACTGCCCCGCATTTCTTCCAGACAAAGAATAAAATCGCACGCCAGACGGGCACCCTCCTCCTTTTTCTCCAGTAGCTTAATGTGCTTGCGAATCCACCCAGCCGCAACGGCCGTATTCTCACCCTTGGTGGAAATCTTTCTCCACCACGCACCCACTGCCGCGTTTTTCTGGCTGAAATACCACGCCGTCGGCCTACCATCATCAAACACATACGTTTCAATAACACCAGCCTTAGTGTCCCAAATAATGACAGTGAAACCATCATCATCATGATAGTAGGACGTGGCGGGCGGCATATTCTCCCGAACAAACACCATTTCAGTATTCCGGTCAGTCACCCCTTCACTATTAGGGCCACCATATTCAAACCAAAGCATTACTCTTTTCTCCTCTCTTTCTGGAATTGCGGCGGACTCAGACAATCACACTGTCAGGAATCTCCCGGATTCGACCACAAAACCAACCCCACGCCTCCTCCACGGCGTCAGAACGGTCAGGAGAATCCAACCTGCCAGGGGCAAGCTCGACGCCACTCTCACCCGCACCCAAACTAATCCACCCAATAATCTCACCATTGAAATAGGCAACAATCACAGAATCCCCCGCCATCGCAAGAGTAATACCACAAGCGCCCGCCGCCGAGACGAGACTATCCATGACCGAGGCGCCCACCACAAGACGATCGAACATTTCCTGCACACTATCCGCAATATTCTCACCACGGACTACACCAACGTTGGTCCCCCAGCTAAGAGTTTCAATATTGTCCTCGGTCAACGCGACCTCACCGGAAACGAACGCCATCTCGCCCATTGGTGCCGTGTAAATGTGGAACCGCGTTGAATGTGTGAGCGGCTTCGCCGGCCTCCAGGAGACGGTACCCTCAATGGGGGTGCAAGAATGCTCAACAACAGGATCATTAGTGAGATCATCCACAAAGTGGTCCCAGATGGGGCACTTCGAAACGTCCTCCCCAGAGAACGGGGCGACGTCCAGCTCAGCACCGCTTGGACTCGTAGCAACCATCATGCCGCCAATCGTCGACCCGCCAGACGACACCGTCAGAGCCGAATGGTCATCCTCGTCAACATGGAGACCATGCTCATCAGCCAGGGTAAGGACACGATCATAAATCCTCGCCAGACCCACCATGGAAGCCAGTCCCTCGTTAGCGGAACGACGGTCGTCCGGAAAAACGGGAAGATAGGCGGGTGCAAGGCGATCGGACAGAAGAATGTCCTCCTGGTCCATTACTTGCATTGTGCCGTCCAACCAAATGCCCAGCGACCAATTCGTGACGTCAATGGTAAAATGCGCGTCATAAAACATTGTGACCTCTCTTCTTCCTCGTGTTTGTGCTGTTCGGAATTGCGTGGGGTTACCGTACCCCGATCGCGCCCCACAGGGTCCAAGCGACCGCCGCGACACCGAGTGTCCCGATCACTGCGAGACACGATGCGGTCAGGTAGATGATGGCAGCGAGGATGATTTCGCTGCTCCGTTTCAAAGGGCGGCGGGGGGCAACGTTCGAGTGCTTCGGTGCCGCGTGCCTCATGGTCATGGCGTCTCCATCTTTCTCTGCGATGATTTGGGTTGTGCTGCAGGGCGTCTGCCCCATCCTGGCGGGCTGTTGTCTTGCTCCCGATGGCCTTAACTCTAGGACCACGATGCCCGCCTGTCCACACCAGTCGAGTGAGACGTTCACCACAACTCCAGATGTGGGGTTCAGACACGTGCGACCCACCACACCAGAACGCCACGAAAGGCGGCTGGGTGATGGGCACATATGGTCACATCCTCCGCCCCGTGTGATCATGAGACGGAGGATGCGATGCCAATCCGGGAACGGGCGCCCCAGCTCACATGTACCGATCAAATTGGGCGGGTCGGCATGTCGTTGTTCACCTCTGCCACACCGTCTCATATGACGTCAATGCCGTTCTCCTCCAGCACACCCCCAATCTCCTCAGCATTCTCCGAATCCACGCTAGCAACGCTGATGCCACAGTAGATCTCGCCGTCACTGTGCTCAAGAATTTCAAGCTCAAGCGAGACGCGGTTCAAACCAAAAACGATTTCCCTGCCCAATAGTGCGACGGGGTGCACGTCCACATATCCGATGGTACGGAGAATGTCGAGGGCGCGGACCATCATGTTAGCGCCGCGTGTAATAGCGGAGAATAGTGTCGTCAAATGTTCGGGCGTCTCTTTTTTGTCAGCGACACTCACCATATAGTTTGTGCCGTCCATATGCTCGATCATAATTGCGAACCGGGCCGGAGAGTCGCCTGACGACGTTGTGACCCGGCGCACATCCATGTGTCGGATGAGCATTCCCTCATCTAGCATGTTGCCCATTGTGCGTGTCCTCTCTTTCTTCATGCGCCGACCTTCGGCGGCCTGTCTACTATAGAAGAGCGGTGGGTGGTGCCGTCAACCCCAACGTGTGTGAGCCGTGTCTCAGGGTGATTGAAGGGCGGTGTGTGACAGGGGAATGACCGCTCCTGCGCCACGGGCTTGCGCTGCCACCCCATCCGTGCCACCATACAGGCATGGATACCTCAACCGCCCCGCACATCTCACCCGCCCTCGAGCCCGAGACCATGATGGCACTCACGCTCCGCTATGTCGAAGGCCACGAGGAGGTCGCAGACCAGTACCTGCGTGCGATGCTGCGACTCTTCATGTTCGACCTCTACCCCAACGAAGGGTTCCAGCTGGTACGCGACTTCGCCACCGAGTCCACGAACGACATTCGGAACTTCGAGGGCGCGGAGGCGGCGAGCCGAATCAACGTCGCGCTGCGGCGGCTGATCGATCGCGCCGAGGCTGATGCGGCATTCATGGCCGAGTTGACCGAGCTGGCCGGCTGACCCGCCCCGCCCCCCACAATATGACAGAGAACACTCTCTCGGGGCCTCGACTAACACAAGGCCCAGGCGGCATTCTTACACCAACAGAACAATCCAACCGACCAGGAAGAAAAGAGAGAATGAGTTCCGCCATCTACCGCAGTGAGGACCCGACCCTCGAGACCGTCGAGTTCGGCGCCGTCTACCGGATCCGCGCTCCTCGCACTGGCGCCCCCTGGACCCTCTACAAGGTCTCCGACGATTGCGGTGTCGACTCGATCGAGCCACTGGACGTCCCCGATACGTGGGACGACGCCTACGAGTACGCGATGAGTGACACGCACATTTGGGGTCGTCTTACCCGTCTCGCTATGGACGCCTACCTTGCCCATGCCATCCTCGAGGTCGCCTTCGTTCCCGTCAATGATGAGGAGATGGTCACCGACTCGCGCGCTCTGCTATACCGCCTCACCTGGCCCTACTGACCCGACCGCCCCGAGGGCGACGAGGCCCCACTCTCCATGATGAGGGTGGGGCCTTAGTGCGTCTACTGCGGAAAGGCGGTGTGTGATGGGTGTGAGCGGTGTCGGCCACCATGACGCCAACCCTTCACAGCTTCCATTAACCCGCCGTTTACTTTGTTCACCTCCCGTTTACTTTCCACGCATGTGGGTTGTTTGCTAGCAACTGGCTTTCTAGGTCGAAAACACCCGTTTGTGTTACTACAATGTTGGTGCGTGTCGTCACACTTTCTGTGGTTTCAGCAAGAGTTGTGGCGATGTGTTTCCGCATGATTGCAACGTTTAGTCCTCGTTGCGGTTGTCTTGTTGGCAGTGTTTGTTGCGGTGACTTTGGTCCCGTATGCTACACTCGAGTAGACGAATCGTCGAAGACGATCGCGGCGTAGCCGCTGAGGAGCCCTAGCGACGCAAGCGAGCGTTACGCCGCGGGTGTTTTCGAAGAGCTCGCCACTGCGTTGGGCCCAACCTATACTCTTAAAAGAGTACTAGAATTAGACACTGTCCAGTTCTGTTAGACAGTGTCTAATTAGGTAACATGTGTTATGACGTAATTGAGGGCACACAGTGTTCAACGTTGAGCACTGTTGCCGTTAGCGGCGAACAGTGTGTGGTGTGAGCAATAGACATTGTGTTATGGTGGAAGTAACACGCACGTCGTTAAGTAGACAAACCAAAACATCAGGGTGTGTGTTGTGTTACGTGCGTGCTCGCAAGGCTGCGCGCGCACTACACAACACACACCCTTCCAAAACAAAGAAAGGCGAAGAACGGAAGAGGAAGAGGAAAAGAAAGGCGAGGAGAGGAAAAGAGAGGCGAGGAGAGGAAAAGGAACAGAGAGTAGTGTTAGACGGTGGAGGCGCTCGTCTCGCTGACGCTGCGACGCGCCACCACCTAACACAACACAAACAGCAAAAGAGGAAGAGGAACAGTAGTGAGCAGAACAAGCAGCCGAGAACACAAACAATTCCGAAAACAAGTACTCGCCAGAGCACAAGCCATGGGCATCACACACTGCCCAGCATGCGGAGTAAAACTCCAATACCACAACAATGGACAACGCAAACCCAACAGTGCCGAGGCAGACCACATAATCCCAGCATCACTAGGCGGAACCAACCACCCAGACAACGGCAGAGTCCTCTGCGCCAAATGCAACAGCAGACGAGGCAACGGACGACACAGTAAAGGAAGAGCACGCCACTACCAGAAAAACGAAAGGGAACGAGACAGACTACCCGTCGCAGTCATGCCCACCGAACACTCTGACACATGGTGAATCACACACCGCCATTCAACAAAAGGAAAGACGAAGAGACGAAGAAAGGCGGGGCACGAAAGAGAAGACAAGACACGCAACAAGAGAAACACAATGGTGTTCGGGGATAACGTGCGTGCTCGCAAGGCTGCGCGCGCACTACCCCGAACACCGACACAAGAAGAAGAGAAAGAGGAAGAGGACAGAGAAGACAAGACAACGAGAACCACACACACCCATCACAACACCGCCATTCCGACCCTGCACATAAACCATCACCGCCATTCCACAATCACACAACCCTGACACAAAGACACAGCAAAGGGAATGGGGGAGAGCGGAACGAGACGCAGTCCCACACACCACACACCGCCATTCATAACACGCACTACCCCCCCATCTCGCATCACATCATGCCACCACACGCAAAGCGGAAGAGAAGCGAGGATGATACGAGGGGAGCAGGACAACACAAAGGCGCCAGACCCAATCCGAACACGGGGCATCACAGCACCCCCCGCCATTCAATAGGACCACCATACAAACGAGACGGGGCGCCGACACTCACGAGAGGGGACACCAACACGCAGACGGGAGGGACAGCATCACAGCCCCCGCCCTTCACTTACCATGCCACCCCACGCCGTCATGCCACCCCACCATCCACGACGGCCCCGCCCACCACCACGACGAGGGGGGAACACACGCAGGATACCCCACCACACGAACACCACAGACAGACACACGCCACCACGCACCACAGCACCTGGCGAGGAAGACTGTGCGACATGACTGCACTACTCACCCACACACCGAGGAGGTGAGATGCGGGGCAGGCCGTACGCACTGGACAGTGCAGGCCAGCAGTAGCACACACCACCGCCATTCCATAACTCACACAGACAGGACGGACACCATCCACCGTCTCACCTCACACTGTTCACATTCACACAATCAACCAACGAACAATCAATGAACAATGAACAACAATCAACGTTCAATGATTGATCAACGAACAACGAACAATGAACATGATGATGATCAATGATCATGATGATGAACATCACGATGAACATGATGATGAACACATGATGATGTGATGCATGACATGCATACCAATACCATGCACCACGCATGGTGTCAACGCATGCCACAAGGCAAGCACGACGCACAAACGCACAAACACACAAAAATGCA